CTTCGCCAAGTTAGCCCCCTAATGATTAGTCCAAGTTGTAAAGCATTACAATGGCGAACTCGTTGTCGATTCCAGCCAAGCTGTGGACTCTGGCAATACCGCCAGTTGTATCTGCGCCAACTACTAAAAGTTGACCAGCGTGGTTAGAACTAAGACTTAGTGGCGAGTTCAGGGCAGGGGTTCCGTCTATCTTAGCGACAGCGAATCCTCTGGTTTGAATCCAACCGTAGTAATCAGCGGTAAAGTTATTTACCGTAAGTCCAACCGGACGTTCTGCAACAGCAGCGGTAGCGACGATTACATCCTTGTAAGGACTCTTCATCAAACCTACTGTGTCTGTGCCATTTGTGACTGCTTGGTGAAGCCCTGCTTGCTCGTCAAGAGTCACAGTAGCAGCACCACTAGAACCAAACGCATCGTGCTTTTTGATTTTGTAAAACTCATGCACTGAAGTACCTGCTGCGTTAAACCAGAGATACCCCTCTTTGTACAAGTTTTTAGCAGCAGCAGTACCTTCAACAGTTACCGATATAGTCTGTGAACCAGCAGCAGTTGTTGCTACCGCCAAGTCACCATCAGAACCGTGATGTGCTACCAATGCTTCAGCAGCAACAGCCAGTCCTTCAGCAATGGCTGTTCCACCATTGTGTGTGTACCGATATTCTCGTCCGTCTGAAAACTGCATCCGAGTGCCAAGCTGATGCTTTTGCCCCGCAGTTTCTTGTTTTTCCCATCCATAACTTCCTGCAATAGCTACCGGAAATGCCATGTTCGTAACCTCCTAGAGGTTGATTGTTTTACAGGTTCTAAGCCCTGCGATAGTCCGATGTTATAAGGCTCGGTCTATCGTTACACCTTTTTCAGACGTTGCAGAAACCTTGGCGGGTTGCTGCTCAGTCTTTTTTTCAGGAGGACTCTTGCGGAATCCTCGCTCTAAGTATACGTCTATAAAGGAAATAGGAAGGTTAGGACATTCGACCCATTCGCCGTTCTCTCCATAACTTTCTTCGTATTTCCACAGGGATATCTTTTTCACCCCTGAAACAGTCATACCACTTAGGCCAGATTTAACCACAAGAGCCTCCTAATAAAAACTAGCTGGTTGCGTCAGCAGAAGGAGTCGGCTTGTCGTAGAGCAATGCTGCGCCACGAGTATCGTCAACTTCAAACACTGCGTAATCTTCAGTAACAACTATTTCATGCGCTCGCAGGGAAATGTCCCGCTCACGCTCTTCTCGCCTTGCCCTAGCAGCAAGATGACCCATAGCTGTCTTGTCAGCAATAACTCCGTAACCGGAATCAACGCTACCAATCTTTGCTATGTTTCCGTCTTCAAAGAAGGGGACACCTGAAAGCTTAATGCCTGACCAGTAATCCTTTACCGCTGGCTTGTTGAAAGCGTCAGGGAGTGGATAAGTAGACAGGGTATTACCTACGTCAGTTGCCAGTTTCCAAAGTGCGTTAGGGTGGTGAACGACAAAAATATCGTTACCAAACTGATCTGCCTTTGCGTTAGCAATAACTGCTGACACAAGGGCAAGAGTAAAGTTTGCACCGTCTGCACCAAGAACTGCCCCGCCATTAAGTGATGGGAACAGGGCAATAATGTCGTTGTCTTTCTTACGCGCCATTGCATCACCCATCTGGCGACCAATGATCTTGAAGACATCTTCGTTGTTTTGCTGGAGAAGAGTGTCGGTAATGATTACCTTCAGCCCAACTTCAGCAGTCGTAGCGGTGACAGTTGAGACATCAATGTCTTCACTGTCAATCATGTCTTGACCCTCTGCCAAGTCCTCAGCGGTCATCTGTGCGACCTTCGGAATTGTCAGCTGATACTCGCCCTTGCCAAGGTTGAACTTTTCAATAAGTCCTACCATCGGGGCGTTATGTTCTTCGGTATATCTGGCTGATGCAAGCATGATTCGACTCATGTTTTGCAGATTGCCAGTACCAGAAGTTTGTATTGCCATTATTATTTATACCTCAGCCAAAAATGGTAAGCCCCAGCTTCTGTGAAGCTGACTTTGCCATATCTGTTGTTACCGCAGGATCTCCTGCGTTATATCTGTCTAAAACAGCTGAAGCGTCGGTCGGAGCAACATCGGAAGATGGAGTCGATGATCCATATTGCTGAGATGGAGTTACACCCTGCAGCCGACCCTCAAGATCTTTTATTCTCTTAAGGCTCTTAGCGTGGCGTTCCATCTCTGCTGGATTGCTAACTTCCTGTAGTTCCGAAAAGGGAATACCGTACTGCGAAGCAAGCTCATAAGCCCTAGCAAGCTGTGTCCGAGAGTTTATCTCTGACTCTTGCTGCTGGTTCTGACGTTTTTGCTGCTGTATTTGCAAATTCGATAAATAGGCTTCTTTTGCAAGACCAGCCTGTTCGTTTGCTATCTGCTGAGCAGTTACATCGTCCATTCCTTGCTGTAAAAGTTGATCTCTCTTCTGTTGAGCGTATTGACCTACTTCTGCATCAAGGGTTTTTAAGCTTTCCTGTGCCTGTACATCATTCCTTGCGCTTCGTTCATCTCCAAGCTGTTTCTCTAGCTCAGCCATTTTTTTGTCCGTAGCAGATTGGTATCTTCTGAACGCAGGACTATTTACTATGTCTGAGCTATCTGACTGAGCTTCTGTTGAGCCTTCTCCAACCTGAATATCCCCGGTGTCATCACCAACTCCTGAAAGATCTTCTGTAACTTCTCCGCCCTCAATTTGAGGCTCTGCAAAAGTGGTTACATCTTCCGATGAAGAGTCAATGCTAACGGTTGTCGGGTCTACCGCAGATTCGTTTAGCGTTCCTTGCTTCTCAGTTGTCATTCAATTCTCCAGCTACACAACACCTGTTAGATGGGGC